CCAACTGTTACACCGTTGGCATCAGTACCTTGAGACAAATCAAAAGTGGGTGCATTATATGGAATCTGAACGTCGTTGTATCTTGCAAACTCAATTAATGTTTCAAACAACACAGTGCCAGTACCAGTGCCTGCCGCCGTGGCTGCAAATGTTGTGCCAACATTGTTGTTGGGTGCGCCAATCAAGGTAAAGTCAGTAGTACCCACAGACAAAATTGTATAGGTATTATCAACCACAATGCCAGTAGCCGCTACAATACCAGGAGCAGTAGCAAACGTAACTGAGCTCTCGTCTGCACTAACTGTGTAGTCAACGTCAACTGTTTGTAACTGTCCGTTCAGTGTGACTCGTACTTGATACTTGTTGCCAATCTGAATAGTGTCGTTGATGGTCCAGGTGGTTGAAGTGCCATCAGCAAATGCTTTGATTATTTGATCTTGCCAGTCAACTCTGCCGTAAGCATACACTTTGTTTACACCCGGGGCACCAATGTACATCCAACGTTCATCTTGACTGATAGCAACGCTGTATCCAAATTCTCCTGGAGATGTATTATCTGGAGAGATCAATAGTTGTGACTGTGCAAACGGGTTAGTGCCAGGTTCTCCAAGATCTGGGTCTCGATAAATCACAGCAGCATATCCAACATCGGCTTGGTCAGCTGGGCCGCGGCTTTTGCTAGCACCTGCGACCGCCCAGTCTTGGTAACCAAAATCTACCGCATTTCCGTAACCTCTAACTCCTGTAACATCTAAAGTTAAAATAGCATCAACTTGGCCTACTGGACTTACTGGAATGTATTGATCTGAATAGTTTTTAACATACACATACACGCCACCTTTGTTGGTATCGCTTGGTATGCTGGATCCGTATCGTGGGCTTCCTACCAAGGCAGCCAGTCGATTGTTGGCCTGTGCAACACTTTGTCCGTATTGTTCAGTAGCATCAAGCAATGCCGGGGCTAGCTCTGTAACCGTAGAGAATTGATCTTGTTTTTCAAGCACTTCCCATTGGCCGTTACCGTCATCGTCTACCCAAACTTTTGCTCCTGGTTGAATGTCCGTGGAATACGGCAAATCTAAAATGTCGCTGGCTTGTGACACACGTTGTGTTTGTAATGTAAAGCCGATACCAATGCCGTTGATCACGGTTTGGCCGCCAGGTACAAAGCTATATGCCACAGTGACTCTGTTGAGTCCAGGAACTGTTAGCACTCGGTAAACACCGTTGACACGAGCATCAAACTGTTTGATGATCAGACGATCGCCTACAGACAATCCGTGTTCTTTGGTAAAGTTAACAATAGATGTACCGTCTAAATTGTCACACACGTGATCAATATAACCTGGCACTGATACGCAACGATAGATATCCCAATCGTAGTTATTAACTTTGGCTACCCACACTGTAGCACCTACACGCACCGCATCAATGTTAGCCAAGATTGTAGAGTTGGTTCCAAGATCAAATGTAGTAATGTCTACATCGTCAAGACTTACATAACCAGCTGAAGGCAAAGCAGTATCTGTGTTTGTGGTCAATGTTGTAGGCAAGAAGTCTGGAGATGGCAGCTTGTAGCTCTGACGCCACACGTTGCTTAAAAAGATCTGTTGATCAGCTTGACTTTCTTGCTGTGGGTTAATCACCTGTACAAGACTTGGGTTAGCATTTAACAATGCACGATCCAATCTCAATTCAACAAAACTACGATTGGCGTTGGCGCCATACACAGCACGTTGCACAGCCCAGTTCTCATAGATCTGATAGTCTGCAGATTCTTTACCAAGGTTAGCATTGCTCAACAACTCTGCTGAAAGGATTGTGCCTTTTGAGCCCAAGAACTGTGAGTAAACATTTACCTGGCTAACATCATCAAGATTCAATGCTGCCATATACTGGCGTGGACGGAAACCAATCAAGCCATAGCTCAATAAATCATTATCGCTTTCCAAGTTGGCGGTGTTGATACTGTAAGAGTTCTGCAACTGGTTGGCTTTGTTCGCAATGTTTGGTAACAGGCCCAGTTCAATTTGTGTGTAATCGCTCTTGATCCAGTTGTTGAAATCAAACTCAATACTAGGATCAACTATTGTAGCGGCGGACCAATACTGATCTTTGTACTTGACAATCTGACCTTTAGTGTACTTCTTCAAGCCAGACCATTCTTCTACATTGTCTTGATTTAAAATAAATCCCTGCGCATCAACTGTGCCGTTCCATTCTGTTGTGGTAACACCTACAAAGTTCAGTCGACTCTGACGAGCACCTGTGATAGGTTCATAGATCAAGTCACCAAATACTGACTGGTTATTCAACACAATCATATGTTCAAAGTTTGTGAATCGTAAATCAGCAAAACTTAAACTTTGATTAGTCAACGGTTGTAATGTCAGTGTGTTTTCAAGGCGCACGATGTTGATATCGCGTGTGGGTAGTTCACGTTTGTTTTGATCCAACAATACATTTTCGTTGGTCTGTGTAGCAATGCTGTCTACTACTGCCCCTGGCTTGGTTATAGTCAATGCGCTGGCCAACGGGTTAAGGTTGATCAAAGAATTAGTGTCCCAACCTTGTTGGCTCCAGTACAAAAATTCCATGACCATTTGCGACCAGTCCAAGGTATATCCATTGGCACGATCTGTAAATTCTAATCCTTGTTCTTCTAACAGTCGGCCGTAACTCAACAAAAAGTCACACACGCTGGTTTGATTGGTAAAAACATACCCATATGGAACCTGTGCCACTGTGTTAGTATATGCAGTAGGCACACGCACAGTAACATCGCCTACAGTGTATGGCTGCAGGCGGCCAATGGATTGACTAACCAAAATATTAAAATATGGTTGTGCGCTTGAATATCCAAATACTGCATATCCACCTTCAACCATTTGCACAATTATACTGCTGTAGATCACACGATCAAAAGGCTGATTTTTGTACAACAACAAGTTGTAGCTTTCGTCAGGTATCAATAGCGTTGAGTTAACTGAGTTAGGACTTGATTTTTCAGTGTAAATTTTAATGTACTGTTTGTCACTGAAGCTGGCCATTCTATAGCACAGTCGAACATCAATGCTAGCCAGGTCTGCCTCTAGAGCCGCAGTACTGTTGATACCAGTCTGACGGTTGTAGTCAACTATCCAGTCAATGTAGCTGGCTTTGCTTGTGCCGTTGCCGTAAACTTGAATACCGTTGGCATCTAGACGATAACGGTCGTTGTATAGATACTGGTTAAACTCACTGCTATATTTGTATAAGTCGCGGTCAGCAAACAGGCTGTAAAACTTAGCAGGTCGAGTCAGAGCCAACACACGCATCACAGCAAATGGATATGCACTAGAGTTCCACCATGATGATTCTACTGGGCTACCGTCGCCAGCTGTCCAACTTTTCTGGAATGTGTTATCACTGTAATCGCCAACTACACAATCCAATGGGCTTAATAATATGCCTTCAGAATTTACAGGAATAACTTCACTTAGGCCAGGACGGGCATATGCAGGTAGTATGTAAGCACCTGCTGGGTCAGCCACACGACCTAGCTCAAGATCATCCCACAACACCAAGTTGTCGCTAGTATATGGTCCAGGACCATACACAGTGTTCCACCAAGTGGGTTTGATAGACAATCCCAACATTTCCCAAGGAGTGTTTGCTGGATCTTCTGTGTCGTAGAAATATCTGTTGATACCGCGCCAGGCGCCAATTAATGTCTCACCCGGAGTGAGTTTGTTCTGTGCTTGAGAATAGTTCCATGAAAACTCATTGTTGACAATGTAATTCTGAGTAGTGTAGTCTAGTTTGTTCCAGCCCACATAACTTAAAAAGTCAAGATTCAAGATATTTGAAATTTCTTCAAACGTGTATCCTGTGTCACGGAACTGTCCAGGTAGCACATCAGTCATAGTCAATGGGACTGGGTTGCCATCCAGTTTCAAATTACTATAAATTCGTTTTTCAAACTCTAACAGTACATCATCACGCACGTCACCAAACACAGGAGTTTGGCTGCCATCGTGACCAACAATGACCAATGCCGTTCCTGTGGTTGTGCTTACTGTGGCAATTTCAGGGCGATATGCTGGATACAATCCTACCTTGGTAGGAGTATTTGGCACAAAACTACCATAGGTAGCCGAATATTCTTGTATGCTAATGATATCGCCAACAGCCAGTGTGGTCAACACAGTGATACGAGGACCGTCAGTGGCCACAGTGTAATCAAATCCTCGGGTTAACAGCACATTGTTCTTGAACACATTCAATCCAAGATAGTTTGCAGAAGTATAATTGTAAACTTGGGTAGTATCAAATACGTTAGTAGTAATCAAGCTCACAGTATACGTGGTCTGTGTGTACACAGAGCCAGTTGGAATCATGTCTGACCAATAGAATGGGTTTGATTCGATCTTGCCCAAGGTAATATTGGTCATAGCTTCAACCAAAATATCTGCTACTGTGGTATCGTACTGTATAGTCAAGTTTGTTACTTCTTGCATCAGCAAGTTTTTAAACTTTTGATATTCTTTTGCATTGTATTGCAAACTGGCAAAAATATTATAGTCCTGGCTGCGGTTAAAATATCCTGTCAAAGTCAGTGGAGCACTCTGTTGTAAGATGATCAAGCCGTAAGAGCCAATTTCACCTAGGTCACGTGTGTTGTTGGCGCCATTGATAGGTCCCACAAGTGTGGTTAAGTTTTCACAAATTGATTCGTAGTGAGTACGGATAGTACCCAGAGTAAAACTATCGCTGTTACCGTTGAGAGGATTCTTTTCCAAGTTGATAGGAACTTGATAAAAAGCTACCTGACTAGTCTGGTCGCTAAGTGCTAGCACTTCAACAATGTCTCCTATGGCATAAGTGTCGTCAAGTGTGATAGTAGTTGTAGTATCAGTTGTTGCTACTGTATACGTGTCAGGATCTCGATACTTACTTCCTACATAAACTTTGACCGCTGGTAATATTCCAGGGCTTTGTGTTTGGATATCTAACTTTAACGGCGAACCATCGTATGTGAATTTAAACTGCTGGCGTATCTGTGTTTGTGTGGCCGCATCTGTCCAGCCAATTAGTCGATCAAATAATGTTCTGCTGGCATATTCTCTAACAAACCCTGAACTAATAGGATCAGTGACACTAACGTTATCTTGAACATACAAAAATGTATCTTTATACAAATTGTTTTCAAAAACAATGTCACCTACGTTGTTTAAGTTCAAATACTGTAGAGGAAACTGTAGTATAGGATCAAGTATGGTAGTATCACCAACTGCGTAGCTGAATAACTTTGATCCTGCAAATGTACTTGATGGATATGTTACCCGATTGCTAAAACTTATGCCATTGGCATCATAAACATTAAACAGCGGTGCTTGTTGAATACTGGTCTTGAGTTGTGATTCTATCCAAGCAACACCATCGTACCAAAAAGTTAATCCTGCAAGTGTATCACCGTTGAGACACACTGTTGACTGATCTACCAGTACTTCGCCGTCAGTAGCTAATGTTAAGTTAATAATTGGTTGAACAAAATTAGCTGTTCCAGTTCCTGATCCCGCAATTTGCGCTACAAATGTGTCGCCAACAGCATACGTTTGAGATACTGTTCCGGCTACCAAGTTCCAATCAGTGTTGCCCAACGCTGTGATAACATACAGTCTGTCAACAACAAAATTTCCAGCGGCAGTACCTGGTGTGTCATCAGGTACAATAAAATTTACTATCCAAATTTTGTTACGCACATTGGCATCTTCGTCAGCGGCAAAAATTACTCGGCTGCCATTGACTACTGCATATCCATCAATGGTGTAACTTGTAGTGCCTTCAACATTGCTAAATGCATCAGTTTCTTCAAAGTCAATTACGTCAATTGGTTGTTTGCCTTCGGTGCCCATGTTAAACAGTCGCACGCCTGGACGGAACTGTACAATAGGACGTTTGGCTCTGTATTGATTGTCAATTGTGATGTCAGTGTTGTTGTATTCTGCTGTGGCATTGATAACATCAATGTGGAACCATCGGTTACTGCGAGTCCACGCATTTAGATCTTTGCTGGCACGATCAATAGTTAGATAATCTAAATCTTCTGGAATGGGTTCGCTACTGTCGTTGTTGACTACTACATAAGTTTCTGGAGTAATAAAATTCTCTACAGGCAACAACTCAATGGCCACGCCTACACCACTGACATAGTATTCGTTGTTGATATAGCTAGCAGGCTCAACATCTCCACGGAATATGACTTTGAGTCCATTGGTAAATGCAACACCGTTAGGACTTGTGTAAGTAGTTTTGCCTAATATTTCGTCAATGTATAATGTTGAACTTTGTGTTTGTTCAATTAGTCTAATACGCCCAAAAATTTCTGGATCAGTACCATCTTGATAGTACAAGGTATCTTGTAGTGCGCTTAACAAAGGTACCTGACGGAATATGCCAGCATCGTTTTTAAACCAATATGTACTGGCGTAAGTTGTTCCGTATAAAATTTGAAACTTTTCTAGCTCGCCAATAGATGCTATGCTGTTCAATTGAAGATATGTAATTCCATTGTTGGTTACATAGCTAATCTGCCATATACTAAAGCGTTCGCTGACCGGTACTTCTGTTTGTTGTGCGTACAACAAGGTATCGTAGCTACCTGGTAGACCATTGTTGGCTGACCCCTGTGCTAAGGGATCAAAGAATGTGGTTCTATACCATCCTCCAACTTCGGCATCTACTGTGGGATTTTCAAATATTAGAGTGCGATCATTAAGTTCTTGAATTCCGTCAATACCGCCGTAGGTGTTTAAGAAATTTTCCACGGTGATATTGTTAATTTGATCAAACTTGAGATCAGTAATCAAATCAACGGCACCGTTGTTGTAAGAGATCAGCGGCAAGCCGTAATAAAACTGTTGTGCAGTTTTTGTGGGCACGTTAAAAGTAATAGTGCCAAGATCTTCGCCGTTGTTGGTCACACCAAACACATCACGGCTACTGATGTTTGGGGTAGTTGGAACCTTTCCGTTAACACCAGGTGCTGTCTGAATCCAAAATCCTGGACCCGTGCCTGGAACGCCATCAACAATGTTAAGCTGGCCTTTAAGGTTGGTCTGTGTTGTAGTAGAATAGTATAGAGTGTCTGGCGCATCTTGTGGCACAACAAAAGTCACCTGCCCTGTTACAGCACCATTGTTAGTCACCCCCGAGCTGTAGATATTATTCAATCCGGTGCTGGGTGCCGACTTGATATAAAAAGGATAAGGCGCATTGAGATTCATTGTAAACACGTAGGTGTCGCCACGAATCAAAGTCAATGTAGGATTGTTTGCAAAGTCAATAACAAATGCACTGTTGCCAGCATTGCCAACACCATAGTTTATTGTTTCTTTGGCGTTTTGTGCAACATCAAATGTATAACTTCCACCTCTAACCAAGTCAACTGTGGGATTATTTCCTTGCAACCCAGAGAATGTGTACACGCCATTGGCACGAGTAACAGTAAAATTATCTGTGGCCGGCACACCTGTGGCTGCTACATCTACTGCGTCTGGACCATTGGGCAGCCAGAAGTACTGGCTAAAATTAATAAAAGTGTCCCAGGAAATAAACGGATCCCAGGTGTAGTATTGGCTTTCAAATAGTTGATCAGGTTTGGTAGTATCACCGCCTTGATAACTGATACTGTCTAGCAAACCTGGATAGGTAATTGCATCTTTGATAATGTTTGTATCAGGCTCAAGACTGATAATGCCTGCTTCCAGTTGATAGTCAGCACGAACCTTGGTTGGTTCCACAACATATTTTTCATTGGGGTTCACACCCGGACCTACTGTGCGGCCAATAAACCCTTGAGTCTTTTTAAACTTGGGTTCTTGTATCAACTGATCCAGCGTGGCTGCTAGGAACTGTTTGTTTACATCAGTCTGAAAAATTTCAGGTAAAAAATCTACGCTTCGTACTTTTGCCATTAAATGACTCCACTGCCTGGTGCTGTTCTAAGATTGGTACTGGTCAAGGCTTCAATCACATCTATATTAGTTATGTCTGCCCCATTCACAAAGATTTCGTTAGGTTCTGATCTAATTTCATACAGGTCTCCAAAACTCTTCTGTGGATCCAGTGGCACCAATACTACTGAACTGATAATTGTGCCTAGTTGTCTGTGCAGGTACGCTGCCAATTCAGAGAAATAAAACGTATCTCCAAAGTTCCATTTGTCTATGCTAAAATAACTATTCATCTCTGCCACAACTGAACTTTTGATTTCACTGGTGCTTGCTGTTGAGTTCTGAGCACGAATAACTTTAATTGTGGCTCGCAGAGTTGATGCTGCCTTGGCACCAAACAAAGGTTTAAAGTTAACAGAGTTTAAAACAATGTTATCACTGATCATTTTATAATCGTCAAGTCCTTGATAGGCTGTGCTGAGTTCATCAATTGTAGGCACACTTGGTTCAACCACAGTACCTGTTGTGTCCTTGATCCAGTTTTGATAGGCTGTGTAATAACTCTGTGTGACCACATACAGGTCAATGATGTTTGTAGTGCCTGGATCAATACGATTAGTCAGCGGTGAGTTATGACGATATTGAAAGTACAATGCTTGTCGGCCATTACGTGCAATCCATCCAGATTGTTGTACCAAAGTGCGCACGTTGTTTACGTTGATACTTAACAACCAGAATGTGCCTTGGCTGTAGGCATAGAATATTTGTCCTGGAGTCCATTCAGTCTTGACTAATTCAATAGCATCAATTGTGGCATAGTCCGCATTTACCACACCAGGCTCTACCAACAAGTAACGTTGCAAGTTGTCAAAGTCCACTGTTTGTTGCAAGAAAATCCACGGAGAGCTTGCGCTGGGCGTTGCAGGCACTGTGCCTACAATGGTGTTAAAGAAATCTGGATCATCAGGTACACCATCATTATCACTGTCACGATAACTTACCAACACTTGGAAATCATCAACATATCCGTCGCTCTCAACCGGCTGCCCTATAATGTTCATAACCACATCGCCTTGCAATGGAGAAGGTGAATTAGGCTGTGAATTCATGGCCAACACGTTGATAAAGTCTTTGATGATGGTGCCAGTTCTGCTGTCGTAGATCAACTGATTGTCGTAGAAGAAGAATCGTGTCTGCAGTACTGAACCAAAAGAATAAGCCAGGCCACGCAAGGTCACAGTGTAGTTTTGATTTTCAACTACAAACTGTATCAACCAACTGGCATCTTGATTTGTGCCCGACGTTGATCCAGCATTGGTTTGGCTCCAGGTGGCATCTGCGTCAAGATTTGTACTGGTAATAAGATACCAAGATCCAATAGTTCCTGTTATAGTACCGGTGCTGTCATAGCCCAAGCCAAAATTGCGGAACAATTCAATTTGTTCAGCCATTTGTTGTTCAAGACTCACTGGTAAGTCTGTAGTAAACAATGGAATAATAGTATTGACCACTGCACCTGTGGGCACAAAGTTGTTGATTGTAACAGGGCCAGCACCACTCAACAAATTGCCTTGACCGCCGTTGTATCCATCGCCAATGATAGCTTGTGGAGCAGCCCAAATAGAAGTTTTTTCATCTGGCTTGGTTGGCGTACCAGGTTGCAATTTATTATTTTTGTCAAAGTAATAGTCGATACCATTGATGTTAGGAGCAACAAACTCAATCAAGCTACCCACTTGCACATAACGAAAGTCTGTAGAAGTACTCGATCCAACAGGAATAGCATTGCCTACAGAATTTTTAAAGTAGCCTGTGGTTTCGTTGGCCAACGTAGTTGACTGCTGCCAAGTACTGCCAGCCACTGCACCTGTAGACATATCAATTCTTGGGAAGTTAGCGTAATAGAACTGCTTCATGGTATCTGCACCCAACGCAGGTTGCGCTTGGTTTGTGATAAAGTCAGCAATCTCATTACGGTTAACCCACGAAAACAAGATGGTGGGAAGAATATTTTCTTCCCATAGCGCACCATCACTAGAGAATGTGTTGGTTGAACTATATTTGCCTGTGTTGTCCACAAGATCCAAATAACGACTTGTACCAATTGAACTACGGTTTAGAGCCTTAGATTTGATAATTGAGTTGTATGCAGTGTACGGGAACAGATTATAGTCTTCGCCATTGACCATACGATTCTGTGTGTAGTATCTAGCAGGAGCACGTTGTTTGATTTGGTCAATATTTTCACGTGCCTGAGCATTGCTCACAGGTTGTGTAATGCCACAGGTGAATGTGATAGTTTGCAAGTTGCCGTTACGATCAGTGTAACTGATAGGCAAATTAACGTTTTGCATTTCTTCAGGATTGATAATGTATTGCAATCCATTTGACGCACGGGTATAGCAACGGAAGATTCCCACAGGAATCTCTGAGAACACTCCATCTCCAAACACCAAAGTGATCTGATCGTTGGCACGACTGGTTGTAGAATAAATTGGACGCAGTTCTACTTGTTGTTCTGCGGCCGCGGTATAAACGCTTTCTACATAGGCCCATTCGCGATTGATGTTGCCCAGGTTGTCTAGTTCAAACAACCAACGGTCTTCGTTGTTAACACCTTCAACGTTGATGTTAACTGTGCGATTGCTGATACGTTCAGCAAGGTTAAAGTCTGTGTTCTGTAATGTGCCTTGTTTAAATGCAAAAAAGTAGCCTGTGTTGGCGCTGGCAAAACCTAACTGATCATTGCGAAACAAAATATTAAATGGTGCGTTGGGCACAGGACTTGGTTCATACAAGTAATCTCTACCAACTGACGTAGAAGTAATTGCTTCAAATGGCATGTTTACTCCGTCAACTGTGGCTGTGTAAGGAATCACCGGCAAGAAGCCAGGAATCAAATTTAATGCGTATTCATCAGTACGCACACCTAGTAATGTTTGACGATTGCCTGGACGACCTACACGTTGTGTGTCTACCATGGCTGCATTGATAATAGCAGTAAATTGTTCTTGCCAGTCTGGATTTGTAGGATCAGCCCAGTCCACAGTAACATTGGCCAAGTTAATGCCGTTGTAGTCCACAACGTTTTCTGTTGTGGTAACATTGAATACTTTCAACAGGCCTTGTGAGGCTGTGTTGCGTTTGGGACTATAGCTAACCAAATTAGCAAGGCGCACAACTGAATCTCTACGTTCAGCAGTGTCCATGTAGTTTTCGCGAGTGTTAAGATCAGTACGGAATGCAAGACTTTGCCCCATGAACGCAATAATGTCCAATAGCGCAATAAATTCACTTGACTCAATATAGTCATTGAATGTTTCTGGGTAGTACAAGCGTAGATAATCTACAAAACTCTTGCGTAGAGTTTCAAAATCGTAGCTTTGGAAATCTGCTTCTCTATACGTTTGATAGATCTGCTTCCAATCTTCTACGCCAAATATTGCTGTTTGTCTAGTGGTTGTTGCCATTGTTCTGTAACCTCAGAGTATTTATGGTTACTAAAAACGGCGTAGTTATACATAGGAGGCTGTGCGCTGTTGTTGATCAAAGAATATGCTGAGTATTTCAGCATTCTGAGTAGGCACCACAGTGAGTTGTACTTCAATCAAGATACCGTTTTCTTGCGGATAACTTTGAACGTCACTGATGAATATTCTAGGATCACCACCAGCTACTCGTTGCACTTCGGCATTGATTGAATTTTGAGTTTGAGTTGTCTGCGGTTCAAACACATAGTCCCATAGCACTGTGCCATATCCTGGACGTCCAGGCAACTGGCCTTGACGTATGTTAAATGCATTCAGCAGGTCACGTTTGATCAGTTCAAAATCTGTTAGAGTAAACTTTTTGTACTGATTGATAGTATTAAACCCAATGAATGTAGTCATGTTAATATTTATATGCTTTGTAAGTCAGCTTTGAACCGCTGAATATTTGTTATATCTTTGTCCAATAGTTCTATCAATAACTCAACATTCACTATAACCAGATCAATTTTGGTAAGGAATGCTGGAGATGTGCTGGTAGATTTTAGTGCTTGTAGGCTGGCCAAGGCCGCAGTTGCTTCACTCTTTAGTGCAGTTATCCTAGCTTCTCTAGAATCCACTGTAGTAGATGTTAGATCCTCACTAAAAATGTTATTGGCCTTGGATTCAATGATTGCAACGTTCTGACTAATTGTTTTTAGTGCTAGTGTTGCCGCTTCGTCAAACACTCCGCCACTGTAACTTAGTTTTGGTATTTTTTCGTTACCAACAACTCGTCCTAGGGCGGCGTTTAATGTAGATCTGTTGACAGTATTTGACGATCCAGTTATTGCTTTGATATTCAATGTTTCGTTGCCAATCTTTTCATCAACTAGATTAACTGCAAATGCACTGTCTTTGGCCACTTGATTAAAGCTGTCAGTAACACTTGCAGGCAATCCAGATTCTCCCTTGGCCCAAGCCAGTGTATCTGTAACACTCTTGGCTGCGTTTAGTGCCACTCCACTAAGCAGTTGTGGGTTTAACTTGTCAGTTGGTAGTCCAAGCGTGGTAAGTTGTGCTACGCCAGTGGTCATGAGGCCTTGCTGAATCTTATTCTGTGCTGCGGTATTTGTTAACAAATTTTCTACTTGATTTATGCCATCTTTGCCGGTCCACACTGCTGGACTTTTAAGCACTGATGTTAGTGAATTCTGCCCAGTTGACAGGTACTTGGCAGCAGTACCCGGTTTAACGTAGCCTGCAGTTTCCAACTGTGATGCATCAAGTCCAAAATTTCCCACACCCACTGCATTGGTCAACAGGTCTGATGGTTGTCCTGTTAGTTTGCCAGCCTGTGCTAGAACACCTGTGACTTGACTGGCGTTTATAGATCCAATACTGGTTAATCCAGGTAGCTGTTTTGCAAAGTCTCCTGGATTGATGCCGTTTAACACTGGTAAATTAGTCAACGCAGATGTCACACCATTGGTGGCTTTGCTGACTAATGCTCCTAGACTGCTTATTCCTCCAGCTAATTGTGCCTGTGCACCTGCAAGTCCAGAGGCAGCCTGTGTGGCAGCACTAAGAACATCACCTGCTTTGAAACCGGTTAATGCTCCCGTTTTAACTTGTTTTTCAAATATGGCCTGTGCTTGTTCTCTAGTGAGAGTAGCTGGACCGTCAATGGTAAATTGTTTAGCGGTGCCTTCTGCATCGCTTGGGGATTTCACATACTGTTCTAAATTAAATGTATAACTTGCCATGTTATTCTGCCCTTATTTCAACACCTGCTGGCACAGGTTCAGCACCTGGAGGTGGCGTAGGAGTACCTTCTTCTAAGTTTACTTTGACGTCAACCCCTTCGTTGTGATAGCTGTAGGGTTCATGAGTAGGAGCACGGCTCACAATACTTTCAAGTCCGTCTGGTAGTGTTTGCCAACCAGTACTGGTGTTGAACTCTGTGTCGTCCATGACTGTTTTGACTAGAGGTTTAGGTGCTGGTACTGTGGCGGCTGATGGACCGTTAAGGTCAATACCGCCTGCAGAAAATATCAATGTGCTACCGCCATTCCAGCTGCCAGACCCTGCGCTGTTCAGTGCAAGTGTTCCATCAGCTAGCACGCCAATATAACTCTTGCTGTAGAGCTTTAAATTTTCTTGTGCAGTAGCAGTTAAATTTAATTCAGCTTCTAGTGTTATATTTTCTTTAGACTTGGCATTGATGTTACGGCCAGCGTACATGTTGATATCACGATCAGCATGCAGGTTGATGTCGCCTTGTGTTCTTACATTGACAGAGTTGGTGCTGAAAATATCTACAGTGCCTTCTTTGCGTAGCTCTATCCAAGTTTG